CGAGCTCTACCTGGCTGAACTGGTAAGTGGTGAACTTGTCGGCGGCGTACCCGGCTCCGGTGGTGGCGCTGATGAAGGCGTCCATGTTCCGCATGATCATTTCGTCGCGGGTGGCTGGGAGTTTTTTGACGGTAGTCATGCGCTGATCCTTTGGGCCATCTTATCCGCAAAGAGGAAGGCCGAGTACAAGTCGAAGGGCTTCTCACCTGTGATCCAGGCCAGATAGTTGCAGCACGCATCGACGATGTCGTCATGGCGCATGGCTGGGAATCCAGTCATCTCTTGGATCACGTCTTTCATCCAGGGCGCCGAGCGCGGGAACCGCACATCCCCCCGGTCGAATAGATAGCTGACCGTGCTGGCCCTCGCTTCTTTGCTGTTGCGTCCGGTCTTGAACTCAAAGACCCGCTCGACCCCGGCCTCTTGCAGTATCTCGAGCACCGCAAACCCGGATGCGCTCTTCTCAATCAGGCAGTTGGCGCGGGGGTAGTACCGCAGCACATCGAGGATGGTTCGCGCCGTCTCCACAAAGCCCATCTTCTTTCGGATCTGATCTACCAAGTAGTGCTTGCCATCGCTCAGGCCCCGCGCCCAGACCTGGAGCACGGCATAGTCGCTGGTGCGCTCGCCGGTAAAGGTCAGGTCACAGCTCACGGTGTACTGGACAACGCTGGGCAGCGCGTCGTATCTTCCCTCGAAATGCTCTACGCGAAAAATGTTTCCATCCTCGGGGACAGGCTGTTGCTCAAGTTGAGCGTCCGCGATCCTCGGGTCTCCGAAATGGTCCTTGAGGCGTTCCACATCCTCCGTCGTAGTCCTGAGTGGGGAGAGTATCTCACCAGCATGGGTTCGCCAGTCGGTGCCGATGGCCGTCTCGCACCGTCGCTCTGGGTCGTAGTGCATAGGGAGGCAGACGTGTGTGAACTGCTCCTCAGCATCGAGAACATATGCACTGAGGTCGCGTTGACTAATCCGCTGCTGGACGATGCAGATGGAACTCTTCTTTAGGTTGCCAAAGCGCGTTGGCAGGACCGTCCGATACCATTGATTGATTTCTTCGGCGTCGTTGATGGTGTCGTCGGGCCTATCGGGATCGTCCAATACGATAAGTCCTCCTCCGGCGCCCTTCCCAGAGGCGTGCATGCCGGTGACCTGTTGTCGGACTGTTACAGCGGCGCGGCCCCCGCCGTGGTTGTTGCTGAAGCGATCCACTTTCTTGGCGTCATCCAGAATCTTGATGTGCGGCCACCGCTCCTGATACCACGCTGAACTGATTAGGCTCCTCGTTTTGCGTGCCATGTCTCGAGCGATGGCGATGTCCTTGTGCGCGTAGATGACATACGCCGTGGGGTCTAGCGTCCAGAGGTAGGGCAGGCTCATCACCACGCAGATCATGGACTTGCTGTGCCCCGGCGGGATGTTGATCAAGAGCCGCCTGCCTGGCAACTCACCACGCATCAGCGCCTCCATGTGGTCGCATAAAAAGCGCACATATTTCTCGCGAATGAGCACAGCCGGGTCGATGTGGCTCCAAGCCTCACAAAAGAAATCGTAATAACCGCCGACCTCGGCAGTCATCTCCCGCTCAAGCTCTACGAGCAGGCTATTCGCAGTCTCTTTATTCAGCTTCGGCAATGGGTAGGTCCGCTAGTAACTGGTGCACTTCGTCATCTCCAGCGCCGTCGTTCCCTGCCACCACTGCCTTGAGCATGGTGTGGAGCGCCCGCCGCTGCGTATCGTTCAGGACTTTGACGTTGAAGGTCGTCTGATTCTCGATCTGGGTGCCGCTGGTCGCCCGCTCCGTGTACTGGCCTCGGAAGTGGCTCCGCAGCAGGAACTCATTGGCCCGGAGCTTGGCGTTGGCTGCACGGGCATCGTCTAGTGCCGCCACGTCCTCCACATTCTGTAGCCAGCGGTCTTCATGGGTGCCGCGTGCCTTTTGAAACTCAGCGAGGAACGGCGCGAAGCGTGGGTTGCCATCCCGGCCTTTCTTCAGCCAGTCATAGAGCAGCGTCACGGGGATGCCCACACGGTTGGCAACCTGGGTGATCGAAGGGGTGTCCATCGCTTCGGCGCACAAGCGCTCACGGAGTCGCGGCGTCAGCTCGCTGCCGGGGATGACCTCCGGGTCTTCAGGGCCATAGCCTTTGATGGAGCCCAGTTTCATGCCACCACGCCACCCTGCACGGAAATGTAAAAGTTATTATTAGTCCCCGAGTCATTTGGTGTAATTTGCGACCCGGTATTATCTGTTAAATATACCCTGAACTGCGTAGTAGAGACGGTGGACACAGAGAGGTGCGTCGTTCCTCCGTTGACCGAATCGGCTACAAACACCATGTAGTCCGTGTCCGTCATCGCATCCGTTAGTGTGCATGTGACGTAAGCCGCGCCCGCTGACACGCTGGACAGCGTACTGTTGGTGGACTGAGTGGCTGCGCCCGCCGTAATCGTCACATGAGACACTGCCCGCGTGCCCACCTCGTCATCGACCGCCTCAAAATACGTGAGCCACTTGCCAAAGCTGTTCAAAATCCAGTTCCACCAATAGGCGGGCGGTCGCTCTGCCACAAGCCAGCCCGCCGCTTCTTTGGCGCCGCCTGGGTCCGTGTTGGTGCCGCCTGATGCCCAGTCGAGGATTCGCTCTGTTGGTTTTGTAGCCATTGTTTTCTCTCTTAGGAAACGCCGCTCAGCGCGCCGCCGTCGTCCATGTCATAAAGCCCATAGGAGTTGTTATCTAGCGGCGCCCCGCCAACATGATCCTGCGGCGTGATGTCCAGCGTAAACGTGCCCGTATTGTCCGTCACCGCAGTGACCAAGAGCGTGATGGCGGCACCGCTGCCAGCAGCACGTCGAATAAACAGCGTACTGTTCAACAAGAGCGCGAGCTCGGTGCTCCGATCGGTTGTGCCGGAATCCTCATCGTGGACATAGAACTCCGTAGCCTGTAGTGGGTCGGCGTGGTTGAACCGAAAATCTCCGGATGCAATGCCCGCCAGCACAATGGCTGACGCATCGTATAGCCACGATCCAATCAGCGCCGGAGTGCTGGCGAGCCCCAGGTTGGTTCCGGTATCTACCACCGCGCCCTGCGTGGACAGCGTATAGGTGAGCGAGTCAGCCCTGCCCGAGTACACAAAGTGCATCGTGGTACCTGCGGAAACGCCTTGCTTCAGCGCCGTCCCGGTGCTGCGGCCCACCAGTCTTGTCACGGCATTGTCTACTGGCCTGATCACAACCCCCTTGGGGAAGTACTCAGTGAAATCGTAATCGGGCGTCCCCATCTGCACCAATAGATCGGTAATCGTCAGCAGGTCGGCCTCGGTGCCCGTGCTTTGCAACACCGCCATCCTTGCCTTGAGCGCTTGCCGGTATGCCGCGTCGGCGCGGCCGCTGCGCATGGTTTTGACGACGGCACCAATCCGGTCCAGCCGGTCACCTGTGGCGTTGTCGATGCCGCGCTCTCCCAATAGCGGCCAAGCTGCATCCTCAAACGCCTGCGCCTGATCGGTATAACTGGACGCCAACAGACGAAGATTGGCCGAGCCCTCGAACTGCTGGAGCATCCTCGAGAGCGCGGTGGCTGTAATGGTGGTGTTTTGATCGCTCATACCGAAGTCACCGTCACGTCTCCATTAACGCGGTTGTCGATTGTGCCCAGCTGGCGAGCCGTGGCAGCCCAATCCGTTGAAACTGGGGTTGACAGGTTGTCCACCAGCACGCTGGACGGGCTGACACTGACAACACCCGCCAAGTCCGCAACGACGTTAATGATGTCGCTTGCATACACGCTCTGGCCGACTCTGAGATTCGCGGTGGCCCAGTCCTCCACAGCATTCCCTACTTCGCTGTCCCCCAGGTAGCTCCCGTCCGTGGCCGCCGTTAGCGTGATGTCTACATACAATCGAACCGTGCTGGGCGTCGAGTAGAGAATTGATTGTTGGTTGCCTTGGGAGTCCGTGGCATAAGCGCCGAGCCCACCATAGGTTTCCGTGCCCGCAGGCTTACTGTCCCAAATCTGCTGCACTACGTCGGCCTCGACATACGTGGGCGCCGCCGTGCTATCGACCAGCACTTCGATGGAGTTGGGCGGCAAACCCTGGGCATCGGTCTGCCCTGTGGGGTTTTCAAACACCGTACAGGTGTCCACGCCCGCAACGGTGAGCATGTCGGCGCGGATGGCCTCGACGGTGCTTGCCCCTGCCAGGGCTAAGGACTGCTCGCGCCTGAGCCTGAGCTCACTGTCCGTCTCTTCGTCCACGCCTGCGGTAAACCGAGGTGCAGCGCCTATTTCTGCCACGGAAGTAAGCCCGGAGATGTGGGTGGCAATCACAAGTGTATCGGTGCCCACCGCGTAGGTGGTCGCGCTGCCTTCGGTGACGGCATACGCGGTCACGTCTACATAGTCGGGCGTTCCCTGCTCGAGGATGGTGGCGTCTGCGGTAAGCTCAAAGAGCGAGTCAGGGTCTCCGTCCACATAGAACTGCGTACCAGCCGGCACCAACGTGCTGACGGTCCCGGTCAGCCTGACCTTGAGCTCCGCCTTGGTTGCCACTTGCCGGATGGCTCCGGTGAGCGCCGCCACGTAGCTCAGGCTCTGCCCGCTGGCGGTGTCGGGATAGGCCGACTGATAGATTTCCTCGAGCAGCTCCCACAGCTCCGCCAGTGCCGCAGCATAAACTCCGTTGAGTTGGCCCAGGATTTCGTCGGCTTCTACATTGAGATCGGCATCAATGTTGGCAATCTGCTCCGCCTCGATGTCGGTCAGAATCTCTGACACGTCTTTGATGGTGATGCCGGTGGTAGTGAGACCTGCCATGATTTATATCTCGATGATGAAGGGTGAATAGACAAGCTCTGCGCCCGTGTCCATCGTGGCCGCAAACGTTAGCGCCAAGCTCCGGTTGGCCTTGTCGAGCTCCACTGTGAGCGCCGTAACCTCGCTAATGCCCGTGGTTCCCAGGATGGCCTGACGGAAAATGGACTGAAGCAGCAACAGGTTGGGGTTCTTGATCAGAATCTCCCTGAAGTAAGGGATGCCCAAGGACTGATCAAGGAACCATTCCTCCAAAAAGAACCGAAGCCGGATGCGCAGGTTTTGCTCAATCGCTTCTTCACCCGTAGCCAGGTTCAGCCGATGCCCCGTCAAGTCCAGGTCGCCGGTTTGCCCCACATAGTTGAGCTTGATGCCGCTCATTCGCTCACCTTGACCGTTGCTGATGCCACTTCGCCAGCCGTGTAAGGGGTAGCAATCTCGCCAACGGTGGCGCCAGCGTGAACAGTGAACACAATGGAGTTAAACGTGGTTTCGATCGCGTCTAGTTCACTCTTCACAAGATTGGCCAGCGCCACAAACTGCTGCGTGGGTGGCGTCTCATCCATCAGCACCGGATGAAAGGTGGCACCGCTCATGCCGAATCGTCGGAGGTCGCCGGGGTCGGTGGCGCTGCGTCTCTGGCGCCATAGATCCAAGCTGAACTTCGTGCAGATGACCAGCCCGAAGTCTCCAGTGGCTACCGTCCAGCTCATGTGCCTGGGGAAACAGACCGGCACGTTGTCGATGTAGGCATCGGCTGGCTCATCAATCGTTTCAACTCGTCGCTCGCTCCCGTCTCTCCACACTTCAAGGAACTGCGGCTCAAGCTTCACCGTGTTGTCTGCGCTGCTCCAGCTCAGAACTTTGGCGGGAAACGCGGTTTGGACTGAACGCTCTCTTTGATCAATCTGGGCGCGGACATAGGTCAGGAGTGGTGGCGTAGCGGTCACGCTGCCTCCCCTTCGACTTCGATATTGAAGTCACTGCCCCACAGGCTCCCGCTGTAGAGTGCGCGCAGAACACGGTACCGGCCTTTTACAAATTCCGTTTGTACGTTGAGCAGTGAACCGGGGAACACATTGGGCAACAGCCTGTGATTAAATACCAGGGTTCCTTTGTTATCGACTGTCGGATAGCCGATCAGACCAGTCGGCTCCGGGTACTCCGCCGATGCACCCGAACTCACCGTGGTAACAGGAACACCTTCCTTGCCCTTGCCGTACTTTAGCGCCTGCACCTCATTGTCCTGGATGCTCCACTCGATGCCTCGGCTCTTGGCGAGTGCAGCAAACTCTTCATGTGCGTATCCACGCACCGTGATTCCGTTTTCGAGTCGGTCTGGAAGCCCGTTGTCCTCCCTGATCTGTGCAGCCCGATCGACGTTTCCGGGGCCAACGCCGGACTTTGTGGCGAGGTATCGAAACACAGAATCCACCGAAGTCCCTTTCGCAAAGAACTTCCGAGCCCATATCTTGCTTCCCTTGTATCCGTCGCCCGCTTCAATGTCCACGGCGAGCAGCGGCGGCTCCCTTCGCTGGCGCACGATGCGTACATCTCCGACGAAAATGGAGTGAAAGTTTTCTTGATACCCGGCCTCGAGCGTCACGATGAGGTTGGACTGCTTCTGAAGCCTCTCCCTTGTGTCCGCGCTCAGGTTGTAAATGGTAGCGGTCAGCGTGCTGGGCTCCTTCTTCAAGGTCCGTTCCACGGTGAATCCAATGTTCATGCTGTCCGGCACGGTATACGGGAGGGCTCCGTCCGGGTCGGGACTCAGCGACTCGAAACGCATCCGTATCTTTCGACCAAAGACCGCCATTAGACGGCCTCCATGTAGATGAGCGACACATTGCCGATGGTGTCAAGCGTGGGGTCGTCTTTGCCCACCAACACAAGGTCACCAGGCGGCGATGTGTCGAGCGTCTTTGGCACCGTGCGCAGCAAGTCGATCCCGATCACAAGCACCGCGCCATCGATCAGGCGGTCCCCGTCCTCTGTGGCAACACCGAGCGTCCAGCGATCGGTTCGACTGTTCCAGTTGAAGGTTAGCAGGTAGGAGCGGCCATCCATAGACGTGGACTGTGTAGCGAACGGCTGGTCAGAGGTGGGCAAAGGTATGGACAGGGCACTCATGGCGATGGAAATAGTGAGAGCTTGCGAACGCCGTCTAGCTTGAATTGATACCAGTAGCTCTGGAGTGTCTGAGTCTCTTCCTTCTTCGTGGCGAGCTGCGGGTTCTTCTTGCCGCCGTCGCTCTTTTGTTTGTGCTTCGGCTCTTTGCGGGCGGGCTTGGTCGTCGGCGCGGCTGTGGCCTGATTGATCTCCAGCAGGTCAAGTGTGAACTCCAGCGAGTTTCCTAGTCCGCTCACCCTAGGGGCGCGGTGACTGGTGATCATCATGTTCTTCCACTCCACCTCACCAAGCATGATCACGGACACAGGAACCCGCCGCTCCATGAGCTCGTCCAGCTTCAGGAACACATCGACCACCCTGGTAACCCCTCCATCAAACTGAAGCACGTTTGCAAACTGCGGAAATGGAAGCCTGCTGCGTTCGATGTTGCCTCGAATCAATCGCTGACCTGGGAGTGATATGACCGGACCCTGGACGATCCCTTCTTTTCGTTGTGCGTGTGACGCACTGTCCAGCTGCTTCGCAAGCGTGACTCCCACGGGAGCGGGAACCGCGTTGCTCATGCCCTCTTTGAGTGAGTTGACCCGAACCGGCGTGTCCGTAACGGTCCCGACCAGCGTGATTGCGCGTGGCTGTGGCTGGTAGTGGTCTGACAACACCGCGCCCTGCTCCACGGGGTAGATCGTGACGTTCGCCGCCCTGGTGAACTCCTCGAGCGTGGTGGCGTCAAACTCGATGTAATACGTCGGCCCGATCTCATTGCCATCCGTGTTCCGCTCTCTCCATGTGATGAGGCTCATCAGTCCCCCCTAAGCGTGACACCAAACAAACGTCGGTTTCTGGCGTCCACCTGTTCTGCGGTGAGGCCGTAGAGGTTCTGCGTAATGTAATAGTTGGGCTGAGACTGCTGCCCGCCTGGTCCGCTGATGTTCTTGTTGAATCCTCGAATAGATAGCGGCGGCGCGTCCAGTGGAACGGTTGGCCCAGTGGCAGTGTCCATAAACGGGTTCAGGCTCCCATAAATGCCTTTGGCAAAGGATCGGGCAGCCCTTTCGGCGTCAAGGTAGACCAGCTTGATGGCCTGCCTCAGGTCGTCCCAATTAACAATGAGACTCGTCACCAACGCGCTAATCCCAATAACGGCTGCAACGACTGCGCTTGCGGGGCCAAGGGCCACTACTATCGCAGCGGCCACCCCGGCGACGACGCCGCCAACAATCACCCATCCCTGTTTGATGTTGTCTGTCTCAAGCACCCATTTGCCTAGCGTGTCGAGCCCTTCACTTAGCTTGCTGAGGTTGTCTTCAGTCAGAAAGCCCTGGACGATGCGTTGCTTGAATCGTGCCGTGATCATGCCCATCTTCTCAAGCTGCTGATTGGCTCTGATGAGAGAAGCCTCGTCCTCCGGCTTGATCAGCGGCCCAAATCGATCGAATATCTTTTCGGCCTTCTCTAACTCTTCCGTCCCCGCGTTCGCAGCCCTTAGAATCTGCGCGGCTGTTTGCTTGCCAAGCAGTTGTCCAGCCAGCGCCGTTCGTTGGGACTGGTTCTGGATTTGCGTGAGCGCACGGGTGACCTTGATGACCTGCTCTGCTGGTGATGCCCCGCGCAGCTTGTTTGGGTCGATTCCGGCGGCCTTGAAGAACTTGTCGTATTGCCTCCCGGCAGCACCAAGCCGACCCTGCAACTCGAAGATTGCCTTTTCGGTGGTTCCCGCTGACGCGCCCAGGCTCTTCTCGAGCACGAACGATAATTTTTCGTATGCCGCAGCCGTGACGCCTACAGATCGCGCAGTCTGAATCAGCTCGCTGGAATCAAGAATCGTGTTTTTGAACACAGATGCAAGAAGGCGAGCCGAGAAGATGCCGCCCAGCGTGAGGCCCAGCTTTACTAGGAGGCCGCCCAGCTTGCCGATCTTCTTTTCCATTACATCAAAGCTGGCGGCCAGCTTTCGCATATCGGCTACGAATTCGACGTAAACTGTCTTACTTGCGTCTGCCATCCTCTTCGAGCTCGTGTTGCACCGCGTCTATATAGTTGAGCGCATCGTGCGCTTCTGCGGCTTGGTCCAGTGTCCAGGTTGTCAATATTTCGGTGAGTGAATCCGTGATGTGCTCACTCAATGCTAGCCGCCAGATAAACCAGTCAATGTCTGGCGGTGTTATTCGGGATCGGCCACCTCCACCAGGCCGTCTATATGGAGTCCGCCTAAAAAATCAGAAAAGTTCACCAGGAGGCATTTGGCTATCATGTGGAAATATTGGCCGAGCCTTCCGTCAAAGTGCGTGGACACCAACGCCTTGCCGAGCGGAACCCAGTTTCCGCTTTCATTGAGGTACTGACAGTGCGTGCCAAGCACCTTACTTTCAAAGAAGTCCAGATCCTCGGGCCGCAGCTTGCTGGTGATGCTGCCCATGTTGAAGCCCTCTTCGCCCGCAGCGAATAGCCCGATCTTGGTCAGCCTCAAAAGAACTTCCTTTGAAGCGCCCAGCGGCAACTTCGTGATGAGGTAGGTGTGCCCATCAAATTCATACTGTTCTTCGCTCACGTCGTCCTAACCTCCATCAAAGGTTTCCTCCGGTAAAGTCCTGAAGCGCATCCACCTCGAGCAGCCACACCCGCTCGTTGGCTTCGCGGCCAAAGACAGGATCGGGAGCCCGCTTGATCCAACAGTTCCCCGCCGCATACAAACTGGTTCCCGAGAGATCTACGCAAAGAAACGCGCCGACCCCAGCGCCGCCTGGGGAATTCTTATCCGCCTGGTAAATGGCCGAAAGGGCCGCGTTCGTGGGTGAGGTATTCATCAACCTCAATTCTATATCGGCACGATTGTCCATCGTCTTTGATCGCGCTACCGCGCCATCTGTTCCCACCACCGAACTGAACGCATCTGAGGCGTGGGTGATCGTGATGAAATCCCCGTCGGCGTAGCCCTCGACCGGCACCCCGGCGAAGCTGATTTGGACTTCGTTTGCGTCGTATATTCTTGTCGTCATCTTGGCACCTTAGAGGTTGAGCTCGCCCTCAATGGCGACCTTGTGAATGGCTCCGGCCAAGGTAGCGCGGAACGTGACATCGTTGAGTGTGCGGCTGCCCTTGTCGGCTGCGCTGACTGCGCTGGCCCTCGGCACCGTGCAGGTCGGCTCTGGGTCCGGTGCGATGAAGTCTCGCGCAATCCCCTGCTGGAGCTGCGCCAGAATCTCGCCGCGCACCGCCTGGATGCCAGCGTCCGTGAATGGCAGCTTGTCGTTCTGAATCAGAAGCGCATACACCCGCTCTTGAATGCGTGCGGCCAGCCAGTCGGTGCCACGGATGATATCCATGTACTCCCCGGTCATGCTGGTCCCGTATCGTGTGACCGCCACGCCAGCCAGGGTCGTCAGGAAGTTGACGTTCTTGCCTTCGAGGTTGCTCTGCTGCGTGGTGGTGAGTGACTGCGAGCTCGCGCCGGAGAGCTGCTTATAGGCCCAGGTAATGGAGCCCGCGTCCTCTGGTAGTGCCCGGCCCAGCATGGCGGCGCAGATGTATTCGCCGCTGTTCTGGTGGAAGAACAGCATGGTGCGTTCTCGGCTCAGATCCTCGAGGTCATCCGCGACCGAATCCGTGTCCGCTGTGTTGGTGAGGTCGGCCACGGCTGGATCTTGGGTCTGCGCAACAAACTGCTTTTTGGCAGACTCGGCCCATCCGGCAGCCGCCACGATCTCGAGCCGGGAGTTGCTGTCGATGCACAGTCCATACCAGTCCGGGTCATAGAGCGCGATGGCCGCCAGGTCTGTGGCGATGCCTGGGTCCGGCGTAACATCATTGACGCCGCGTGGCGCCCCGCTGACCGTGTACGTGACGCCAAAAAGCAGCCCGTCCATCGTGGTGTTGTTTGCCGTGATGGTCAGCGTGGCCGTTCCGGCGTCTGTCCAGTCTCCGGCCTGACCTGCTGCGGCATTGAGCGCCGCAAACGCAGTCCGCAGTCCGTCGCAGATGAGCGTGGCCGTGTCGCTCGTGGCTGCCGTGTATTCCACCTCATCAACCACGTAATTCCCAGCGGTCCCACGAGAAGCGAATGCCACGTCTTTGTACCCGGTGACAGTGACCTTGTGTACAGCGCCTTCGTCCGCGCCTCCTGCGCCCGTGTCCAGATCGGTCGGCGTAATCTCCAACACCTGTTGCGGCGCCAGAGCTCGCCGTCCCACCTTGATTGTGGGCGGGCTGGGGTTCTGCGCGAGCATGGCCGAGGCTGCGAGGTAGACGGGGTCGCCTGCCTTGAATCCAGCAGTGACCATCTCGGCTAGAGAGCTGTACTCCTGGGTGCGCGCCCCGGTGATGGAGGTTGGAAAATATCCAGCAATGAGCGGCGTGCCAAATCCAGCCGCCGTGGGCGTCGTGGTGGTCCGATCAATCTGGACGGTGATGATTTGGTCTAAACTCATTTGGGTCCGTCATTCGTTAGGGTTGAGCGTATAGTGCCATACATGGCACCGCTTGCGAATACAATCATGGTTCGATTCCTATGGGTCTGCCGTCTCTAGCCGTCTCAATGGCCGTGCAGCAGTAGGCAAACCGTTCATGGCTGGAGCCATAGTAGCCGTTTCCGTAACGAATCCAGCCCGTAATGAAGTTGGGCAGCAGCCACATCATGCCGCTGAAGGCCCAGAGAATCAGGCCCAGACGCCAGTTGAAGATGCAGACGATGCCGCCGATCAAAGCCCCAAGGCAGTTCATGTCCTCGTACTGCTGAATGTGAATCATCTCATGGTACTCGGTGGTCCCACCGTGGTCTGGGTGCATCCCCATCCAGGCTCCGAGCGTCGTCGAGTAGCGCCAGCGGTTCGCAAACCAGGGCCGCCAGAAGGTCATCAACACGCCGCGCTTGACGCTGGGGTACTGCGAGAAGCCGAGCGTTAGGCTGAGCAGGCCGACAAGCCAGCCTTGCAGGAGCGTCGGAAGGGTGAAGAGTATCAGCCACCAGTTCAATTGGTTGCCCTCCCAACGCCATACCCGGCAGCGCCGCCAATGAGCCCAATGCCGATGCCGAAGAATGCCGTCTTGACCCGGCCCCGCTTGGTCTGCTGCTGCCAGCTCTCCGTGCGCTTGCGCTCCAGAGCTCCGGCCTTGACGCAGTTCTCAATCTGCCCCAGCCGCTCAATGTCCCGCTTCTCGCAGAGCTTCAGCGCCGCGTCCTGGGCGAACACGGTGTCATCCAGGCCCCGGATGGTCAGGTCCAGTTTGGCCGTCGTCTCCTCGCACTGCCCCAGCCTGTCCCGGCAGCCCTCGAGCGTCGTCACAGGGGCCATCCTGACCCGGCTGCGGCGCAGGGCGTCCAGCTTGCGCTTGGCGGCGTCTGCAGCAGCCCTGGACTGGTCTGCGGCTTCGTAAGCCGTCTCGAGCTCTGCGGTGAGCGTCACGGCCTTGGCGGAGTGCTTGTCTGCGATCTCATGGAGCCGGGCGATCTCGACCACCCGCTCTGCATCCCGGCGCATGACGGCCTCTGCGGTGCCCCGGCTGCCGAGCCACAGCCCGAGCAGGACGGCAGCGCCGACCAGGATGACGATGGCAATGATCGCGTTCCAGTTCACCTGCGCCGCCTCCACAGCAGCCACCAGCCAACGCCGACCACAGCGATGGCGAGCGACAGAGTCATCCATGCGTACCAGGGATAGGTCACGGCCTTAGGTTCTCCTGAAGCCAGTCCTTGAATACCGGGAATAGCTTGACGTGGGTTCCTCCCCGCAAGCAGTCCATGCTCATGGTGGTGGTGGTGATGCCCGCAAGGTGCAGCGTCCCCGGTCCTACGTCTGCGTAGAGGGGTCCGCCTGAATCACCGAAGCAGATTTTTCCTACGTCCGTCATCACGCTCTTGATATACTTGCTTGTCTCTTGCGTGATCTTGTACTTGCTCTCCCGGAGCTGCGCACCCGTCTCGGGATACTCATCACGGCCCCAGCCATGCGCGATAAGTCCGAAACACTTCGGAGCCTGAACGCTGGAGTAGAGCCGCGTCAGTTCGATGTACGGTCCCGGTATCTCTTCGTCGGTATAGAGCAGCATCAGGTCGCTCTTGCGTGCTTCGAGGTCACCGCCGCGAACCCAGCCCCAATAGTCCGGGTGGACCAGGCTCTCGTTGCTGATGATGAACTCCGAGTGACCGTCTAGCTTGATGCGGTGCTCCACGCCTTCTGCGTATCCGCAGTGCGCTGCCGTCAACACGGTGTGTGGGCTCAACACGACTCCGGTACAGTAGGAGCTGCCGAAGAAGATTTGCACCGTAGCCCTGCGGTTGGTGCTCTCCTCGCCGCCGATGATGGTGTTGTAAGCGCCCTTGACGCCTTCGACCACGCTATCCCAGACCGAGTACTCCAGCCCGTAGCAGTAGTCCGTGCCACCCTGGGGGTTTTGTTCAGGCGGCGGCGTAGGTGCGCAGTCCTGCCCCATGAGCAGCAGGGCCAAGAGAGGGATGAGTAGCCAGCGCATCAGGCTTTCTTCTTCTCGTCCCGCACCGACTTAGGCACAGCGGACTGCACAACGGGCAGCTTCCATGACGACTTGCCGGTGTTGGGATCGATCTGTTCTTTGACGCTGAATACGCGCCCAATGATGGCAGCCACTTTGCCCCACCAGAGGTTGTCTCGGTCGGTTGGGGTCATCTGCACGACGGCAGAGATCAAGGCGATCACGATTGGGATGACTACCAAAAGGTATCCCCAGATTTGGTCAAACTTTTCCATAGCTACTCATCCTTCTGCGAGCGCAAGTGCTCGCTCTTGTTGATCTGATGCGACTGCACCAGCCGACGCAGCTCTCTCAAGTCCTGCTCCACATGCTCGATGTCGCTTCGGAGCGATGCGTCCGTCGCCTCGGTGCGTGACATCTCTGCGCCCAAGTCCCGAACGTTGTCGTCGATCTGCCCCACCTCCGCCAACAGCCACCCCACCCCACTCACCAGCGCCGTATAGACCAGGCCCGCAACGCCCCACAACACCTTGCCCGTGAACTGGTATTTCTCGATCGTGTTCTGAACACCCTGAATCGTCTTGTCGAGCGCGACGTGGCTGCTCAGGTCTTGCTTGGTGAAGGCGATGAACTCTTCGTGGTGCTGCTGGGCTTGGTCTACTAGGGCCTGGATCTCCCGGTCCTGCACATGGTCCTTGCCATTCTTGCTGACCTCTCGGTGCTGCCCCGAATCTCCCGGCTTTGGTGTCGTGC